ATCGAGGACAAGAAAATGTGGTTATTGACGAATTCCGTGGAGGCATTGACATCGCTCATCTATTACGATGGCTCGACCGATACCCAGTCATTGTTGAGGTCAAGGGAGCAAGTACCGTTTTATGCGCAACACATATTTGGCTAACAAGTAATCTGGATCCGCGATTATGGTATCCTGACTGTGATCCTGAAACAATTTTGGCACTTTTGAGACGTTGTAACATAACTCATTTTAATTAAACTAATTTAACAAATTCTAATCAAGCTGAACTGTTAAGGCGTAAACGCCTAAACAGTGTCAATTAGCGTCTGTCGCGACGCTCCCTTATCTATAAGTATGGACCGGTGAGTGATCAAGATGTGCCGGAGTCAGAGCTGTTTCAACTTTTCTATGGAAAGCCCGAGCGTGGAAAGCCGGGGACGATATTATTATAGGCGCAAGCGCCTAATTAGGGCCCAAGTTAAAACATTTATTAAGGAACTGTTTGTTTGGTATAAAGCGAAACGGAATATGTAAACTTGCCAGGTACAAATTCGCATCCAATAAAATAATTATGTTCAAACACAACCTCAATAGGTTGTACGGACTGACCGCCAATCATTTTTTCAAGACCGTAAAAACGGAACAAACCAAGCGAAATAATACTCTTGGATTTTGTATTAACCCATAGTTGTTTCACAAGTGTGCTTAACTTATAGGTTTTGTACATGGTTAAGGTAGATGTTTGTAACGCACCAGGTTCGAAACGAACTTTACCGGCACGTGATACACCTTTAAACAAGTGACCCATTGGGGGCTCACGTTGACTACCACCACCAGAACTAGCAATTAAACCGAATACAGGATCACACCAGAGTCCTTGAGATCCATCGTTCGATTTAGTATATTGAGTACCATTACCGGATCCTTCATAGGATTTACCGTTCAATGGAACATTGTTAACATCTTGAGCTTCATTGTCAGTAAGTGTATCAACACTTCGGTTCTGCATCTTAAGTGTACTTTTAATATCGAAAGTAACAGATGCATTTTTCAAGTTCAAACGAACTTTCGAATAACTGCCAAGACTTGCAGGAGCAAATACAATCTCTTCTAACGTCCATTCGTTTGTAGTAAGAGTATTGAAATGATCACGGATTGCCAAAGCAACCGCGCTCAAAGTAGATAATGCACCAATCGTATAAGTGTAACTTGTTCCGGCAGTTGCAATTTCATTATCAGGACGATATTGTATATTAAAAATATCGCCTAAAGCATACCCATGATCGAATATCATGAGTTTATCAAAGTCATCAACAGGGCCTTGATGAGCAACAACAACACGTTTGACAAGCGCAAGGAACATATATAATTTCATCTGATTAACTGCAGCAGTACTATGTCCAACATAGGCACAATCAACAGCAGAGATACTATCATAAGATTCAACAGTTCCATATACACCGTTTCGACTAATACGCATACGTTTAGATTTACGGGGTAACTTGCTTGGTCGACGAAGAAATCCGCTTGGTTTCGAAGACATTTTAATTGTTTTAGAAGCAACTTTTTTTGTTTGACTACCAATCGATTTCATCACTTTAGCTGACTGTTTAGGTGGCGTAGGTGGAGCACGATTAACATTAAACTTATTATAACGATCAGTGCGGCGGTTATTTTGGGTTGTAACAGCCCATGCACGAGCTCTACGAGCAGCTCTTATTGCACTGGCCTTAGCAGCGTCATAAGCATATCGGCCTGCTCTTTGGAATTGACCGTTAACGTAGCGACCTGCCGCCTCAGTAATTCGCATGCCAGTATGCTCAGCAGCAGTACGAGCGATTCGACCAAGTGCAGCAACATGTTGGGGATATCGTCGGGCAACATCCATTATCTTTTTTAAAAACAAAAGTTTTTGTGATGGCAACCAGTTGGGGTTTGTTGATAATGTGTCAACCTGTGGATAACAAAGGGTCAACTCAACTGGTTAAGGCTAGGAATCCCGAGTGGGAAATGGGAAGTCTCTGTAGTAAGTAATACTGACTTCCCAATTTCCTCTCTTATGTCTCAAGGATTATACTGGTTATTAACAATCCCGCATGCCGATTTCGTACCCTACCTACCACCAAGTGTCGCCTATATTCGAGGTCAACTCGAGCGGGGAATGGACACCGGATATCTCCACTGGCAGGTCCTCGTCGTTTTCGATAGGAAGTGTCGACTCGCCGCTGTTAAGAAGATCTTTGGTGTCGGAGTTCATGCAGAGCTATCAAGATCCGCAGCTGCTGACGCATACGTTTGGAAAGATGATACCAGAGTCGATGGAACACAGTTTGAGTTGGGAGAACGAAAAATACGTCGTAACAGTCCGCCTGACTGGGGGCTCGTGCGGACCGCCGCTGTGGAAGGACGGTTGGCTGATATCCCAGCAGATATTTATGTGCGATGTTACAACCAACTTAGACGTATCGAATCAGATCATCTGCAAGCTGTTGGAGTTGAACGTCGGGTGTGTGTGTACTGGGGTGCAACTGGCACAGGGAAGTCTCGACGTGCCTGGGAAGAAGCCGGACTTATGGCATACCCTAAAGATCCTCGTTCCAAGTTCTGGGATGGCTATCGAGGACAAGAAAATGTGGTTATTGACGAATTCCGTGGAGGCATTGACATCGCTCATCTATTACGATGGCTCGACCGATACCCAGTCATTGTTGAGGTCAAGGGAGCAAGTACCGTTTT